CGATTGGTTCGAAAGCGACGGCCATCGTGCTTGTCGGAACAATGGTCAGCGCGACAGGGCTTTTAAACCACGTACTGAAGCGGAAGGATTTCAAGTCGTCCTTTCATGGCGCACTGATTAGCGAGCCGACCAATCCGAAGTTATGGGACGAATATTGCGAGATTTATGCGCGGTCAGAGTCGATGGAAGAGGTCGACGAGTTTTACGAAGCCAATCGAGACGCGCTAGAGGAAGGCGTCGAACTGGCGTGGCCTTGGCGATGGACTTATCGCGCGTTGATGCACGAAAAGGTCAACATGGGCACGCGGGCATATAACTCGGAGTATCGGAACCTGGCGTTTAGTGAAGACGAGCAGTTCTTCTTCCCGGAAAATTATGCGAAGTATCATTATTACTACGAAAATAGTCGGGCGTATGTCGTTTACGAAGAGTTAAAGATTCCGTTGAGCGATTTATTTATCGTTGGCGCATGGGATATCGCAATGGGCAAGAATAAGAGGTCGGATTATAATGCTATTATTATCGTCGGCAAGCACGCTCCGAGCGGATTGCTGTTCGTACTAGACGAATATGCGACGAAAGAACAACCGCATACGTTAATCGATGTTTGTATCGAGAAAATTAAGAAATTTAACGTTCGAATTTTCAGCGTTGAGACAATTAACGCTTATCACGAGTTTTATCGGCAGTTACAAGAAAAGGCGCGCGTTGAGGGCGTCTATAAGTGTCGGATTAATGACGTTAAAGGTCACGGTAGCAGTAAAGAGCAGCGGATTGAGTCGCTTGAACCTATTCTGCACAATAAGACGCTAATCTTAAACGATAGACACACGCTATTGCACGACCAAATGGCGCAATATCCTTTCGGAGATCATGACGATTTATTAGACGGAACTCAAATGGCAGTAAACAGCGTATTTAAACCGAAATCAAGAGTCGCAGTAAAACCGAAATGGTTATAAATAACGGAGGTGAATGAAATGAGTAGAAGATTAAAAGCGTTAGAAGCGAAATTAGACGCAAGAAAACGATTGGCAGCATATTTACTTGTCGAGAACGAGCTACGGGAAACGGGTGACAAACGTACTCAGGAAGACATTGCGGAAGAAGTGGGCGTTTCATACAAGAGTCTGTGGGAGTGGAAAACGAAGGATTCCGTATTTATCGAGTATAAGAACGCATTGGCTGACGATTTCCTCGCGGAGAAACGCGCCTATGTATACGGACAATTAATGAAACTTATCGGAGGTTCGCAACCGAGCGTGAAAGCCTTGGATTTGTACCTACGTAGATTCGGATTACTTACCGAAAAGCAAGTTATGGTTACGGAGGACAACAGTGGTTCAAGGAGCAATGACGACTTAGCGAAAGAGCTCGAAGAACTCGACGATTTATTAAACGATTAATTAACGCATTTATACGCAAAATAAACTAGAATTTTCCATTATCTTTGCGTATAATATACATAGGGCGGATAGCGGTGGAAGTCATGAGCCATCGTGACAAGGGACGTTTCTCCGACGTTCTTTCCTGCCTTTATTTACAAAACGGAGAAATAACCATGCGGAGAGTGGTATTTGTGGCAATACGCGATGATTTAACCAAAGATAAATTCGAGAAATTATTTCACGACCAAAACATGCGATTTAGCGGAATAGCGAAAATGTATGGTTGTTCACCTGCTTTTATTACCCGGTTAGCGAAAGAGTACGACATAAAAGCGAAGTCATCGGGAGATTGGCGAACAAACGCGAATCAATTCACGAAAGAGCTTCTTTATCAACTGTATATAACAGACGGAAAGAGTACGGCAGCCATCGGCAAGGAGATTGGAGTTTCAACCAATTCTGTCGTTTACATGCTAGATAAATATGAAATACCTAGACGGAGCAAGTTAGAGGGTATAAGATTACAAAAGTCTCAAAACTTAACAATTAACATCGACTTTTTCAGAAACGATTCTCCTGAAAAGTTTTACGTTATAGGACTAATTGCGTCAGACGGTTGTATTAGCGGAAATTTTGCTAAACTAGTATCGAAAGATAGAGAATTAGTTGATTACTTAAAAACAGTTACCGAATGTATAAATCCCGTAAGAGAAGACTACAGAGAGGTTAACGGCACCATTCAAAAATACTATGGATTACACTTCTCAAGCGTCGAAATGGTTGAAATATTAAATACCTATGGCATCACCGAGCGAAAGTCATTAACTTTTTCATCTAAAAACGTACCTCAGAAGTATTTATGTGACTTTATACGAGGAGTATTCGATGGCGACGGTAGTTTATCAGTTTCTAGGCGAAAAGATAATGGAGCTAGGACGCAAAAGTTTGGGATAGTCAGCGCATCTGAGGAATTTGCGAAAGAACTCCACTTCATATTTTCCGAAGTAGTAGGTGTATCCGTAAATAAAATTGTTAGAGATAAACGCGGAAACGGTATTTATAATATTTGCGTAGGGAAACGCGGAGATGTAATTCGTTTAGGTGAATGGATGTACGGAAAAGACTTCAGTAAATTCGGATTAAAGCGAAAGAAAGACAAATTTAATATTTTAAGAGAATGGGCATCGGCATAACACCGGTGTCTTTTTTATGTTGATAAAAACGAAAGGAGGACGTTAAGTGGCGATATTTGGGCGCAGTAAAAATGATATTGAAAAGATAAGCGAGTCGAATCCGTTATATACTTATAACTCATTCCAGCCAGGTGAAGAGTTCCCGCCAATCCAAGACCGAGAGCGTATCTCGAAGTATAAGAGGCTTAAAAAGTTGTTTCAAGGCAAACAATTTGAAGTATATGAGCGGGCGTCGAAACTATTAAAAGACACACCTCACGCGGATCAACTCGCACAATTATATATTGCCGTGAATCTGGCGGACGTGCTTTGTGTGAAGCCGGCAGATTTACTAGTCGGTGAGCCTCCAAGTTTCGAATCCGGCTTACCTGACAATAGCGATCAACAAAAGGCGGTTAATCAATATGTCGAAGAAAACGATTTGGTTAAATTGGTACACGAGAGTGCAATTGGTAACGGTTATCGTGGCGACGCTTGGATTAAGACGCGCTGGGGTTATCGTCAAGATTTTTCGGAAGTAAGAAAAGTACTAAGCGAGGATGCTTATTATGAGTTTATTACGAATTACAAAATGGAACCGATTATTGAACATATCGCGGCGGATTGCGTATTTCCGGAAACTTCACGAGGTAATGTGAAATCGTATAAAGCCGTCAGAATCGCTAATGTAGAGTATGTCGTTAGTAAGAACGACGAAAAGCCGTTTTTAAATGTAGAGCGTCATATTCCAGGTTTTATTATGTATGAGCGCTATCGCTTGCACGAATTCGAAGGTGGTGTTGATAATCGCTGGGGCTATCCGTTACAAGTCTACAAGATTGGCGAAAGGGTACCTACAGGGCGCGAGGAGGATGTTGTTGAAACTAGCGTTCCTCATTTACTTACGCATCACATCCCGTATAAATCGGTTGATGATGATTGGCAAGGTATTGGCGGACTTGAAAAACTCGAATCATTACTCGCAGCTATTAACGATCGGACAGTACAAATAGATTACGTACTCACAAAAAATGCGGACCCAACAGCTTACGGTCCGGAGTTAGATTCGGGCGGTAGCGACGGTCAGGTTCGCCTAAGCGGTGCATACATTCCGGTGACAAAAGAAGACGCTACTCCGGGCTATATGGATTTCAACGGTCAATTAACGGCGGCATTTAAGGAACTCGAAGTTCTTATTTCGCTAGTCTTCCAGCTGTCCGAAACGCCTCAGTGGCTATTCGGAACGGTGCTCGGCGAGAACTCCGGCGGAACAGGTACGTCACACACCGACTCAGCGTCGATTAAAGCACGCTTCATGCCGATATTATCGAAAGTGAAACGAATACGCACGCATTATGATAAAGCGATTAGAGACGCCCTCTGGACGTGTCAGCTACTTGATATTGCGCACGGTGAGGCGGATTTCGAAGCGGTTTACCCGACGATTAATTGGCAAGATGGCATTCCTAAGAACGCGAAAGAAGAAGCGGAAATCATGCAGATTCGTACTGGAGGCAAGCCGACCATTGACGTTCAGAGCGCAATTAAGCGCCAAGACGGAGTGGACGACGAAAAGGCGACCGAAATTATTTCGCGGATTGAGGAAGATGAAAAGAACGCGAATGGATTCGTCGAGCCGTCCATCTTTAATGCTGGCGGTGAATAACGATGAATTTTAACGATATACCTAGACCGACCTATGACTACGAAATAAAGACGCTCGTGGGTTATTACGAAAGTGCTTTGCGCGACATTGAAGCGGAGCTAATGCGGATTGACTTAACCTCCGTTCAGCGAGCGCATATACTCGGTGTCCAAAAGGAAATCGCAATGATCATTAGCGAACTAGACGACAACGCGGCAGCATGGGTGGCAGCAAATATTCCGACGGCAGTTGGCGACGGAGTGATTCGTTCCATACTTGCGCTTGGCGTTGTGGAAACGATAGAAGAGGCGCGAAACATCATCAAGTTTAGCCGATTGAATCGCGAGTTGGTAAAAGCGGCGGTTGCTGATACACAGTCGGACTTATTACAGGTGACGCAGAATGTTTCGCGGAAAGTACGGGCGACTATTCGGCAGACCACGGCGGAAGTGATGCGGACCAATCTTACGCAAGGCGTCAATGCTACTGCGACATTGAAACGTGATATCCTTCGCGACTTACGCGGAAAGCTTGGCGACTCGCTGAATACTGGAATCATTGACGCGGCTGGGCGACGTTGGAAACCACAAACATATGTCGAAATGGTCGTGCGGACAAAGATGGCGTCAGCGCAACGTGAGGCAGCGATTAACGACGGATTATCGCGCGGAGCATTATACGGAGTGATTAGCGCCCACGGTGCGAAAGATATGTGCCGAGTTTGGGAGAATCGCGTGATTAGTTTATCGCCTAGGGCTCCGGGTGATTATCCGTATATTGGCGACTTGCCGAGGCGCGACATCTTCCATCCAAACTGTAAACATACGGTATCACCGGTACGAAATCCGGAGGAATACGAAAAATAAACGAAAGGCATCGCAATTGAGCGGTGTCTTTTTTATGTCCGAACGTTTACCGACATTAAACTGCAACGGCTTTTTAAATTAATGAGCGACGGCTCTAAAACGGAGGTATTACGAAATGAGCGAAATAAACCAAAATCCCGAAGTAGTTACCGAAAATCCTACGGTTGAGGAACCGGAAAATAATCCTGAAGTAAAAACGGTAACAATGACGCAGGAAGAACTCGACGCCTTGATTGGTCGCGAAAAAGGACGCGTTAAAAGTAAATACGCAGACTATAACGACTTAAAGACGAAGTTAACAGAGTTCGAAAAAGCAGAGAAGGAACGCAAAGAGTCAGAAA